AGCCGCAGGCACCCGAGACTCCGCAGACCTCACCGGAGACAGCGAGGGTTGTTTCAGTGTTCACTCGTCGCGCTCTTGGCGGGCGAGTAGAGACCGTTCAGGTGTTCTCCGATGGCCGCCAGGAGGTCATTGACACCTACACGGACAGGTCTGCTGGCGAGTCCGCTGCTGACATGTTCCGTGCCGCTGGCCTGGATCCGGCATTCGTTGACTCCCTGATGGGAGTCATCAACAACATCTACAACACGAACGTCGACCCGCAGCAGGGACAGATCCTAAACGCTATTTACAATTCGGACGCGTACAAGACCCGGTTTGCTGGTAACGAGGAGATCCGCAAGCGTCTCGCGGACGGTCAGGGCAGACCCGGTGACCGGCTGCTCACACCACGGGAGTACATCGATGCGGAGAACACGTACCGCACGATCCTTCAGGACGCCGGTATGCCGGAGGGCTACTACGACACACCGTCCGATTTCAACAATCTGATCGCGAACAGTGTCAGTGCCGCCGAGTTCAAGTCCCGTGTCGACACTGCTTTCGATGCCCTGAACAACGCCGACCAGTTCACGGTCGACGCCCTGCGCCAGTACTACGGTCTGTCGAACGCTGACCTGGCTGCCTACCTGCTGGATCCCACTGCGGCGACTCCGCTGCTTGAGGGCAAGCAGTTGCGTGGCGCCTTCGGCATGAACAGCCGCACGGAACTGCAGAAGATCTACGAGGCTGGCCAGGTTGGTGGCGCTGCCGGTAGGCAGGGCCTCGGCGTCGATATGGCAATGAGCGAGGAGATCGTGAACGCCGGTAAGGCGGGCCAGGCGGAGGAGGCGTTCGCCCAGGCGGGCGCAGCCAACGACAGCCTGAAGCGTCTCGGCTCGATCTACGGCCAGCCCATGGACTTTAAGGACATGGTCAAGGAGACGTTGAGTCTCAGTGGCGGTGTCGAGGCAGGTAAGAAGCGGCGCAAGTTTGCGTCGAAGGAACGCGCAGCGTTCGGTGGGCAGGGAGCGCTTGATGCGAAGTCTCTGTCCCGCATGAGCGACGTCTAGTCGCCACAAACTCCACCACGAACCTACCGGCCTCGTGGTGCGTAGAAGTCCGGTAGTCGCAGCCAATTCCAGTATCCCCTTGCTGGCGTTGAGGGCGGCGTTCCATCACACATAAGTAGAGGGAGATTGCAGTGAACGAGAACGATTTCGATTTCGACGACGATGACGCGTCGGGCAGTGATCTGGTGAAGCAGTTGCGGAAGCAGGTCAAGGAACTTTCCAAGGCCCTGCAGGAGCGGGAGGAGCAGATCCAGGAGTTCGTGGTGATGAGCCGCGAGCAGGATCTCGCTGTCGCGCTGGAGGAACTGGGCGTGAACCCGAAGATTGCGGCATTCGTGCCTGACGAGATCGAGGATCTCGACGAACTCAGCGAATGGCTGGGGGAGTACGGAGAAGTATTCGGCATCTCGTTCTCTGATGAGCCCGCGTCCACTCTGGACGCTGGCTCCATTCAGGCCGTGGAGGCGATGGCGGCCATCGAGGACGACGGGATCGACCCTGTATTGGGAATGGACCTGGAGGCCCGTATCCAGAACGCCTCGACCCGCGAGGAACTTCAAGCGATCCTTCGCGGCTAAACCCAATCCGCTCTAGTAGAGAGGTAGCCGAATGGCAACCACTTCCACTAGTACGCTGACTAATCTTATTCAGACAGCGTACGACAAGATGGTGGAGATGGAACTCCGCAGCGAGCCGATGTTCCGCAAGTTTGCGGACAAGCGGCCCGTGGATGTCACCAACCCTGGTGCGACCGTGGTGTTCCAACTTCACAACGACCTGTCTCGCGTCACCTCCGCTCTGACCGAGACTGCTGATGTTGACGCCGTTGCCCTGAACAACACCAACAAGGTGCAGGTCACGGTCAACGAGTACGGCAACGCTGTCACGACCACGGAGCGTCTTGCTCTGGAGTCGCTGTCGGCGATCGATCCGGCGGTTGCGGACATGCTGGCGTACAACCAGCGTGACTCGCTCGACGCTCTTGTGTACAGCGTTCTGGTCAACCCGGCAACGGGCCGCTACAGCGGCACCACCGCTGCCGACGAGACCGTCGTGAACGGTGCCGACAAGACCACCGCCGCGACGACCACGCTGCAGGCTGCCGACATCCGCAAGGCTGTCGCTCGTCTGCGTGCTGCCTCGGTTCAGCCTCGTGACGGTGGCTTCTACACCGGCATGCTGCACCCCGACACCTCGTACGATCTGCGTACCGAGGCTGCCGGTTCGGGTTCGAACGTGTGGCAGATGCCGCACACGTACACCGAGGCCGGTGTCGGCAACATGTGGAACGGTGAGGTTGGCATCTATGAGGGTGTCAAGTTCATCGAGTCTCCCCGTGTTGAGGAGGCGCATGGCGCTTCCCGTGTCGTGAACAACAAGGCTCTCACGAGCAACGTTGCGACTCTCACCACTGCTGCCGCTCACGGCTTCGAGGTTGGTGACACGGTCGTCGTTGCCGGTGTTGATGCCACGTTCAATGGCACCTTCACGGTCACTGCCGTGACCAGCACCACGTTCGCCTACGCGAAGACCGCGTCGAACGTGACTTCCGCTGCTGTGTCCCCGACGGGCACTGCGACGTCGCTGGATCACAAGGTGATCATCCTGGGCAAGCAGGCTCTTATCGAGGCTGTGACCTACGAGCCGAAGACGGTGATCGGTCCTGTTACCGATCGTCTGATGCGCTTTAGGCACGCGGGGTGGAAGGGGCTGCTCGGGTGGAACATCTACCGCCCCGAGGCCCGTTACGTCATCTCCTGCACGTCCAGCATCTAGTACCACTGGATGCGTTGAGGGGAGGGGTCGCTACAAGCGGCCCCTCCCCGCTTCCATTAAATGGATAGTGACTTTCGTTTAAGGAGATCAGCATGTGTGCTGGTTGCGGCTGCAAGGACGTGAACGACGTCCGCATTCCTGGCAATAAGTCCGGTCTGGGTTCTGGCACAAGCGGCAAGGTATCCGCGCAGAAGCCTGAGCATCGCAAGGGCAAGTAGATGGACGGACGCCTGAAGAGGGCCGGGGTGTCTGGGTTCAACAAGCCGAAGGCGACCCCGTCGCACCCGAAGAAGTCTCATGTTGTGGTGGCCAAGTCGGGCAGCCAGGTGAAGACGATCAGGTTCGGGCAGCAGGGTGTGACTGGTGACAAGACGCCAACTAAGCGGCAAGCGTCGTTCAAGGCCCGTCACGCAAAGAACATCGCAAAGGGCACAATGTCCGCCGCCTATTGGGCTGACAAGGTGAAGTGGTAATGCCGTACTTCCGTGGGCCCGTCCTGCTGTATAAGCCTGGCCGCCCGGAGCCGCTGTGGTTCATCACGCAGCGCATCGGCAAGACGGTCGTGAAGAAGAGCGGCCAGTGGCGGACGGTGATGACTCCGCAGGAGGACTTCCTTGCCACGTGTGACGTTGTGCTGCGCGGCGGAATGACTCACATCATTACTTCCGACCTGGCTGCCGAACTGACGGCAGCCGGGTTCGGTGACTACATCTCGGAGACCTGATGTCGCTGCATCGTGTTCGTACCCACCCAAACTTTGTTGAGGGCTGTTTTGGTTGCAAGGCTTCTACCCTGTCGTTCTCTGATATCCAGATTCGTGCTTGGTCCCACTCCAATGAGCGGGAACTGGGCGCATATCAATCTGCACGCAAGAACGGTATCCAGCCGCGATCGACGCGGATGAAGGACATTCAGACTGCCGTCCGGGCGTCTGACTCTCTCGGTGTGGCGGTGAAGGCATGACCACGTTTGCTCAACTGGTGGACGACACGATCTCCGAGGTGTCGTCTTATGTGCGCAACCAGGAAGCGATCACAGTGATCACGCAGTCTGTTGATGCTGATGATCTGACGTTGACTCTTGATGACGCCTCCCAGGTCTCGAAGGGCCTGGTTGAGATTGGCGACGAGATGGTCTACCTGAAGAGCGTGAACAAGAACTCGGGCACGGCAGCGGTGCTGCCGGGCGGTCGTGGCTGGAAGGGTTCGACAGCGGCGTCTCACGCCGCCCTGACCCTGGTCCGCAACAATCCGCTGTTCCCCCGCTTCATGGTGAAGCGGGCGTTGAACGACACGATCAAGGGTATCGACCTTAAGGC